AACTTTGACATGTCGCCCTTGAACCAGATTTTGCAATTGGTCAATGCTTTGATGGCTGTCAACAAAGGACAGCCAGCAGATTTGGCTGGCACTGGAACAGAAGCAGGAACGACAAGCGGCGCGTCTTCAGTCCTTGGCAAAGCCGATGGCGGAGCGGTTAACAGCATGGAACTTGAAAATTCAACTGATTACGCAACGGCATCTGATGGATACTTTTATGGCGATGATGGCAGTTTGTACGATCAAGCTGGCAACCTTGTGGGGTAAAAAATGGCAAGTCCTTTAGCTCAGGCTTCAGCAGAAGCAACCGCACCACCAGCAGAGGCTCCAGCCGCACAACAGGCTCCAGCCGCGCCTCAACAGCAGGCTCCAGACCCAATTGCTGTGTACACACAGCAGATGCAAAAAAATCGCAAGACTTTGGACGATCAAATTGAGCGTCTGAAAAAAAGCTTGGATGAGCGAACTCAATATCCGTTTGACCCGTTTTACATGCGAATGGCGGCGGAGTTTGGGAAGCCAACAAAGACAGGCTCGTTCTACGAAGGTTTGGGCAATGCCGCCAGTGGTGCGCTTGACTTTTACGAGAAAGAGCACAACAAAAACATTGAGACCGAACTGCTCACCACGTGGCTACAACGGCGCGGTGTGAGTGATGCCCTGATCACGCGTGCCCTGCGCAAACTCGACCAAGCCAGTGCGCTCGGTGAAGGCAACAATTTGTACGACGCCAACAAAGAGGTGTATCGCCTGCTGCGTTATGGCGTCAAAGAAAAACAAGGCGCTGGTGAGCAAAACCAAACTGTCTGGTTGATTGACTGGCACAACCCTACCGCCAATGATTTTGCGATTGCCGAAGAAGTCTCGATCAAGGGCGAAAACAAGAAACGTCCAGACATCGTGCTGTACGTCAACGGCATTGCACTTGGCGTGCTGGAGCTAAAACGCTCATCCGTTTCGGTGTCTGAAGGGATTCGACAAAATCTCGACAACCAAAAAAAAGCGTTTATTCGCAACTTCTTTACCACCATGCAGCTGGTGATGGCGGGCAACGACACGCAAGGTTTGCGTTATGGCACCATCGAAACCCCAGAGAAACACTATCTGGAATGGAAGGAAGAAACCGACCAGACCACGCTCAACACGCTGGATCTCCACATCAGCCAAGTCTGCAATAAACCACGCTTTCTCCAACTGATTCACGACTTCATGGTGTTTGACACCGGTGTCAAAAAGACCTGTCGGCACAATCAGTTTTTTGGGATCGAAGCCGCCAAGCAGCACATTGCACAAAGCCAAGGACGCGGTCCGAACGGGGAGACGGTCGCCCTTGCGGCGATCAAGCCGATGTCGGGCGAATTCTGGACGACCAAGAAGCCACGCGCTGGCGATACGGCAAGCGCCACGCGCCAAGTCCTTAAAGCGGTCAGCCGCAAGAAGAAGGACGGCTCGATTGTCGTCAAGAACGTCATGGTCACCGAATACAAGATGTCGGGGCAGTCCTACCGCAATGGTGGTCAGCCGCTCCGCGACACCGGGAACCTCTTGCGGTCTATCGGCGCACGGGCTGAGCAGGCTGGACCCTCTCGCCTGTCGGTGACCATGTCCGGAGCCATTTACGGCATCTACCATGAAAAGGGCTTCTCAACCGACGGCCCAAACTTCATCCCGCTGACCCGCAAGGGCAAGCGCGGACACGCTACCGGAGCCAATCCCTACAGCGAGGGGCTGACCCCCGGCAAGGATTTCACGATGGCATGGAGCGGCGTGACCGTTCCCGCCCGTCCGTTCCTTGTCCCGACTAGCACCGAATTCTCAAGTATCGGCAAGACGATCAAAATCGGGCTTGCCAAAATCCTCAAAGGGAAACTCAAGTAATGGCAACCGCAATCTTCGTCGCTGGCCCAACGTCAATCTTCGTCAATGTCGGGGCTGGGTATGTCGAACTCGGGCAAACCGACAACGACAGCCTCCCGCAAGTCTCCTACTCGGACAACATTCATGAGATCAAGACCGTTTCGTCGGGCGCGACCCCGGAGGAGATGGTGGTGCAGAATACGAGTGCGACCATCACCGTCACGCTGGTCAAGTGGGATGCGTCCGTACTGACAAGTTTGCAAGCGCGGCAGCGCGGTGCAGCCTTTACGTCTACGGTCGGACGCCTATTGGTTGGCGACAGCGGCACATTTGGCGTTAAGATCGCCCCAGCCGCAGTAGGAAAAACGGGATACACCTTCGGACGTTGTTTCGTGATGGGCGACGCCATCACTCACTCGCAATTCGGCAACGTCGAGCAGCGCATGGGTTTGACCTTCCGCGCCATCCCAGACGGTAGCAATTTGCTCGCCGCCTCTTATACTTCCTGACATGATCGACCTAGCACTAGACAACGACCCGCTTCTCTTCCGCGTAGAAATCCCATCCGGCGCGCTGGTGGTGCAATGGAACGAGGCACTAGCCGCATTAAGCGGAAAGCAAGACGCCGCTCCGCAAGTCGCGGATGTCGCCGCAGCTTTACGAAAAGTAGCACGCACGCCGGAGGTTGCTGCTAGCGCGTCGGATGAGATCCTCTTTGCAGTCTTTGCACGCATGGGCAAGGCGGTTGAACAGGCGGGAAACTGACAAGGGGAGTTGCCCAATTCTTGGCAACCTACGGACGGCTCCCCTCAGACTTTGACGAAAGTACAGCGATGGGACTAGCGCGAAACATCCCCATGATCGAAGCGCGTCAGTCGCTCATGCTCGCGCAAGGCATTGCCATTGCATTCGGATCGCCGGAACTGACCGAACACACCATCCTCATGGCGACAGGAAATAGCGACCTCGCGTTCCGTGTTCGCATGAGCATGGAACACCAAAAGGCTGCAACGCTATGACCGTTCAAAGCAATTCAGGAATTTGGATTGAGCTGCGAAATCAAATTCGCAACTGGATGACGGCTCGCGGCTACGGGGATCAGGTCTACTTGGCTGAGAAGCCGACAGATGACATGGTCGCGCAGTACGCGGTACAGATCGTCCCATCAGGCGACGCGGCGCTACACCCCCGTAGCGGCGTTGGCCTGCTTGAGGCGACAATCAATATAACGGTCTGGTGGCGCGGGCTACTCGATCACACAAGCCAAGCGACCGAGCGCATTGCCGGGGAGGAAGGTATTGAGCAATTCATCGACGGGCTACGCACGCTCCTGATCCAGAACACGCTCGGCGGTCGCCTGACCATCCCACTCACATGGCGAAGCGGTGGGCAAATCGAAGCGGTAGACGAGGCGGTCGGCTGGATGCGCGGCACGGAGACTTTCCTGTGCGCCTTTGAAATGACGTGGGAGGTTCAGTAATGCAAGACTTAGGCAAGATTACCATCGACATCAACGAAGGCGGCGGGTCGTCTGGTGGGGGTGCAGCATCGTCTGACGAATTGCAGATGAAAGACTTCATGCCAAGCAAATCAGACTTAAAGGTTGTGATGAGTTCGGCAATAATTGGGCCAGCAGCCGCTGGTATTGCGCTTCTGTTAAAAAAATTCGGCGAGGTTTTAATTAAAGCCGCCACAAAAATCTACGAAGCATTTATGAAAATGCGAGAGTGGGTCCTTAAGTTTGCGGAGGACATCAGGCAATACAGCCCTGCAATCATGTTGGCAGACCTCAACAATGAACTGCAAATGATGACCACCAAGATGGGTGCTGCTCAAATGGGCGGTCGATTGACTGCCGGAGTGGTGGCGCAAGAGGGACGGGTAGAGCGTTCGTTGTTCCGAATGCAGGCGTATCTCTCAACCGTAAGCGCTGCGGTCGTTGGTCCAATCATGAAGGGCGTAGCCAATATCCTTGAATATCTTGAAAGTTGGATACCCAAGATCATTGACGCTATCGGCGCAATGATTGAAGCGTTTGGTATTGGAATTCAAGCGGTTTCAAATATGTTGCCAGCGGGATATGGCGGCAATTTCTTTAAGTCTTTAGGCAAAGACATTGAAAAAATTGGGAACGATGTTCGTCAGGTGAAGATGAACACAGCTCCGGCGGTGAACTACGGCGACCTAAATAAGCCATTCATAAATGACCTACGTCTTATGGGGGCAACGATTTAACCATGCCAGCGCCAACAGGTAATACATACGTCTCGTTTGATTACGACTCAAGCAGCTACGCGCTCCAGTACGCGAACATCTCTTCATACGAGCATCGACCGATTTACGCGGAAGATGGATTTACCCTCATTCGTTATGAGGTTCATGTTGCCGGAAGCGCCTTGATTTCGGACGGGCTATCGACTTACACCGAATTGGCTAGCCGCTTTCAAAACGGAACCGGGCGCGTAGATAACGTATTGGTGAGCGTTACCACCCCGGAAGGCACGGAAGACCTGTTAGACATTGGTCACCCGGACGCGTTGCGCGGTCCGCTCATGTCTATCAACGTCACGGAAATAAGCGGACGCCGTGCGTGCGTTGTGAACTTTACGATCTCAGCAGCGCTAGCCGTTACGCCGACATCAAACTATCCAATCCTGTCGCACCGATGGACGTCTCGGTTTTCTCTTGACGCCGCTGGGCATATCACCCGCACAGTATCGGGCGTTCTTGTCGTTAACCTAGCCGCGACCGGGACGACAGCAACGGCCGCAAGTAGCGGGACATCTGGGCAGGTATCCGGTAAATCGCCCTATGCGGATTTATTCCGTCGCGCCATTAGCCCAATAATTGGCGCTGGCGGTTTAGGTATATGGCGGCGTGAATCACAAACATACGCTTACAACGAAACCGGGAATTCGTTGATTTATGAAATTACAGATTCTGAAGCACGCGTTCGTATGCCTAACGATTCTTATATGGGAACGGCGGATTTCACATACGAGCGAAATATTCAGGATTTGAAATACGCCACTTTGCGATTCTCTTGCGAGCTTGAGGGGGCGGTTGACGGTGATGTCCGGCACATGATTTGGAGCGCCGTAGTGTTGGCTCAGTCGCGCATCAGTTTCACGCGGAGCAAAATTACGAGACTGGCCGTTACTGAGCAGGAAATGTTCAAGAAGGCAAAAATCAGGTTTGAACTTGACGCGCTCGCCCCGGCGGTTGGAACCGATGCTGCTGGTATTGCCGACTTCAGCGTCCCTATGGCTCAGCTCGTTGGCAAGTATTTCACGGTTCAACGAACCTGCGCCGCTTTCCCTGACCCGTATGGCACAAATGTTGAATACGGCGGATTGGCTGGAGTGCCTCATTGGGTTAGCAATGAAACAAGCGCAAAGTCAACAGTAGCGCAAACGATTGCAGTCGCTTCGTGTATCGCGGTATTTCAACAATCCTGCCCGCCAAACACGCCGACTATAAGTATTGGCGTACAGGATACGGATTTCACGGCGATCAATGACGCAATCATGGTCGGGCCGTTTGATACCCCGCTGACGCAATTCAATTCTGACGGCATTGTGACTACGGTCGACCAAGCGGCCACAACTACCAACGTCAATACCCAGACGCGTATGCACCGCCTGCAAACGCTTTACACCGAAGGCTCTGATTTCGTCTTCCAGACTGGTAAGGCAAGTATTACGCTAGAAGAGACGACCATCGTCAAGCGGACGAACATCCCGCCTGTGAGGACATTCCGCCCGATTCCCGATGGCTTTGTGGTCATTAAGGATGACTGGAAGGTCAATCATGGTGACGTCGATTCGGGCGGTCATCGTACTTTTATTGGGGTCTATACTCGCACGCTTCAATCGTTTGACGGTGGAGGAGCAACGAGCAACGGTTACTACACCGAGGCAGGTCGCCGTCAATGGTGGCCAACAGGCGCTACTCCAAGCGTTGCGGCTCCTCTCACCCTTGGGTACGACGAAAATGTACAGTTGCCAGCGTCGTCCGTACTAAGCCTCGGAAGCAGCCCACAGGCGTATCAAGTCGGAACGCCACAGGACTACGCGTAATGGGAGTACAGGCCTACATCACGGCAGGCGCTGCGACGATCCCGGTCTTGCTGCCTGATGCCGTCATGCTTGACACGGCGCGGCAGATCGGTATCCCAGAAGCGGATCTCTTCTGCGTGGACGTCCCGGTCGGGATGACGCAGCACACCCGCGCAAGCTTCCTGATCGCCTCTACGCAGGTCGCTGCCTTGTACGCGGCCTTAAATGTGACGCTGACGCTTGAGGATTCAAGCGGGCTGTCGGTCGTCATCAGCAACCTGTACGCGCGCCCGCACCAGCCGTTCTACTGGACGCAGCAGGGCGGCGCGGTGTTGGTCGAACTGGTGGACGAGCGTTGGTACTGGCAGTTTTCAAGCGCCGCTGTTTTAAACCTCGCTATTGCTCCGACATGGTCGTCCGATGGTCGCTGGCAGGTCAACGGAACAACCGCCCCCGACCCGATCACGACCTACACCGAGCTTCTTGCCGAGGTGACTACGGCGGCTACGGCTGACAACCTGACCTCCCCGACCGGGTTTACAGTGCAGTCCCCGGAGTACATGAGGCGGCTGAGCGACCTATTCGGTTCGCCAAATGTCAGCCTCGCGCTCGTACTCGACGCTATCGCGGTGGCGAATCAGCAGATCATTGTTAGCACCGGGTCGGCGACGATCTTTATTGCTCGTGCCACCCTGAAGCAGCAGTACAACGCGCGGATGAACTTGTATCAAGTCGCCATGCGCGGCGGTATGCAGCCCGTGAGCGGGACGGCGACCTCAACAAACCCGCTTGTTGCGCTTTACAACTCGACCGGATTCCAAGCGCGTGCGCCGTTGACGTGCAGCACGATTTTCCCCCAACGCATGGTTGAGGGGTTGACCGTCTACAACAACTGCAACCTAGCCAATACCCCCGCGCTCGACAAGAACTTTACGGCGAACCAAGTCTACGCGGCAGGGGATGCGGCTCCCTTTGTCCGCGCCCCGAACGACATCGGAGCGGGCTACATCACGGACGCGTCGGTCGTTGTCAATGACCATACCGGGGCGGTACTGACGACTGCGCCGGGCTGGAACACTACCCCGCTCTCCACCTTGATACGAGCCGATTACGCTTCGAGGTACAACAACGTCCCCTTCGGCCGTACTGTGTGGGCTGGGTGGATTCCGTGGTACAGCAATGCGACCACCACCGTCGGGCAGCTCGGGAATGTCTCCTACCGCCTTGCCATCATTGATGGCGAATGGTCGCCGCATACCGTCACCTCGGCGGATGAAGCGGACTGGCGCTTTGGCTTGCAGGGGACGAGCTGGAGCGAGCCGCGCGACGTGGTCACCGCCAAGGGCAACGCGCAGGCGTATCGTAATTGCGTCGGGGCAACGATCATCGACATCCCGCCTCCTATGTGCCGTTCGTTCCCGGCACGGATCACGGGTAACGAGTCCTACGGCAACTGGCGCTGGGCGTACTCGTTTGTCGAAGTCGAACCCAACCCAACCGTCGGGGCGACGCCAAGCGTCAGTATCGGGAACTACGCGCGCACGGGTGGCGGCAGCACGGTCGCCCGCAACATGGCAGAGAACGGGAATACGAGTCCATCCCGCGTAGCCCCCGGCGTCTTGCAGTCGCACTACCTCAATGCAACCATTGAGGCGCTCCCCATCTGCAACGACACCATCGTCCACATGGTCGAGCAATTCCCCACCTCCTACGAGATTGGAAGTGTTCCGTCCATTCCGCAGTATTGGTTCTCAATGCCGAACGCCGTGAAGGTAACTTGCACCGAATAGGAGCGACACATGGCCGAAAAATGGAACGTCATCTTTGCACAGGGCGCTGAATTTCAGGACATTGTGACCGTTGGAGTCTGGCCAAACACATACCCAGCACTCAACACCGCCACCGAGTGGCGATTGACGGTATCGCAACCAGATGCAGCTGCTTTCTTAATTGCCTCAAGTATTGGCGCTAGCCCTAAAATAACGCTGAACGTTGCAATGACCGTTGCAACCATTAAGGTTCCGGGATCGGTTACCGCGCTTATGCCGCTTGGCAGCGCCCGGTATGACCTTGATATCTTCTTCCCCGGCAGCGTAAACAAGCGACTTATTTCGTTGGGTTCTGCTTTAGTCATTACCTACGCGGGGTCAGTCTAATGGCAGACGTCACACTCAATATCTCCACGTCCGGGGCAAACCTAAATCTTGGGGCGGTTTCCGAGATCACGGCAGGCACAGGTCTTACGGGCGGGACAATTACAGGGACGGGAACTATCGCCGTTGACTTCGCGCCAGACGGTTCAGGGACATCGTCTCAGGCCGTTCGCGCGACCGATTCTCGACTTGTAGCTGCCGCTGCTCCTCCGCTCCACGCTAGCACACACGCAACAGGCGGAACCGACCCAGTAACTCTTGATGTTTCGCAGGTCACTAATTTGACTTCAATTCTTTCCGGGAAAGTCAACACTACGCGCCAAATTATTGCGGGTCCAGCCTTAATTGGAGGCGGAGATTTAAGCGCCAATCGAACGCTGTCCGTGTTGTTTGGGACATCAAGCTCGACCGCGTGCATTGGTGACGACTTGCGCCTTAGCGATGCCCGTACCGCATTGGCGCACGCGGCAACGCACGCGGCGGCTGGCTCTGACCCTATTACCTTGGCGCAATCACAGGTTACCGGGTTAGTCGCATCCCTAGCCGCTAAGGCGCTCGGTGCGACGACCATGACCGCAGGCACGGGATTGACCGGAGGCGGCGACTTAAGCGCCAACCGAACCTTCACGGTGGCCTACGGGGTAACGAGCAGCACGGCGTGCGTTGGCAATGATGCGCGGCTAAGCGACTCACGCGCCCCGAACGGATCGGCTACTGGTGATTTAAGTGGAACATACCCCTCTCCCGTGGTAGCAAAGCTGCAAGGCGTGGCGGTTCAGTCGTCCGCGCCCGCAAGCGGTGACGCGCTGATCTATGTAGCGGGATCTACTGAGTGGCAATCGCAGCCAGCGACAGACGTGCAAGCGTTTAGTACCGCTGGCGTTGTGGTGTGGACGAAGCCCATCGGATGCAAATCGGTGGAAATCATCTGCATCGGCGGCGGCGGTGGTGGCGGCAGCGGTCACTCGCACGTGAGCGGAAACAAGGGTGGCGGCGGCGGCGGCAGCGGCGCAGGAATTACGGCTATCAAGTACGCAGCGGCAAGCCTTCCGGCAACCCTTACGCTGACAGTCGGCGCGGGCGGCGCAGGCGGCGCAGGCGTAAGCGCGCCAAATGACGGGAATATCGGCGTTGCTGGCGGCGTATCCACAGCCATAAGCGCGGGGATCACATACGCGTACGCGATTGGTGGTCTACCCGGCTCAGGTGGCACAAATAGCGGCGGCGCGCCGGGTGGCGTATCTGGAACCGTAGGAGATGCCTTGTTCCTTGGTGGTGCGGGCGGTGCGGGTGGCGCAAGCGCAAGCGTTGGAGCGACCGCAGCGTATAGCGCAGGCGCGCCCGGCGGAGGCGGTGGCGGCGGGATGCCCGGAGCGGGGACAGCGTTTGCAGGCGGCACAGGTGGCACGCGCTTGCATATTGGTACTGGCGGAGCAAACACAGGCGGCGCAGGTTCGGCGGTCGGGTACTACGGCTCAGGTGGCGGTGGCTCGCCGTCTCTTGTCGGCACAAGCGTAGTAGGTGGCGCGGGTATTTACGGCTCGGGCGGTGGCGGTAGCGGTGCGGCAACCGTAGCGACTGGCGCAGGCGGCGCAGGCGGCTCAGGTATTATTGTTCTTATTTCTGAATTCTGACATATGACACAAGAAGTAGCATCCACTATCGACCGCTGGCTCCGTTACGGGCAGTTTTGCGTCGCGCTCATTGCCCTCATTGGTGCGATGGCGTACGCCGGGAGCCGCTCGGAGCGAGACGAACAACAGACCCGCAGCCTTGACCGCATGGCGTCAGAACTGGGTCGAATACAGGAGCTAGCGACATCGGGCAACGCCCAAATCCAAGTCATCGGCGAGCGCGTTCGTGGTTTGGAAGATCGCGTTATGCGCATCGAGAAGCGTTAATGTGGTGGGCGCTCGCCGTGGCCGCCTGTCTTTGGCTGTCAGCGTGCAGCCCGGTACAACGGATCGCTCAGAGTTCCAACGACATCCGCGCCGAGGCTCAGGGTTTGATCCAGCGCGGGACGGAAACCGGGGACGCGGAGGTGGTTGCCCGCGCTACCCGCATTGAGGCTCTCGCGTCTGGGATTCATGTCAGCCTGTCCGGCGTGGAGGACAAGACCCCTGCGTGGATGACCATGCTGACCTACGGGGCGGCGGCCGTGGTCGCCGTGGCGCTTGTCATCCTTTTGTGGCAGACTGGGCTGGGAACGGCAATACGGGTCGCTATTGGTTGGCTTCCTCGCCGGAAAGTAGTTGCAGCCGAGCTTGCGGTCGATATGCTAGATCCCAATCGTCCCGAAGGGGATCGAGAGTACATTGCAGCGATGCGCGCACAAGACCCGATGTTCGATGCGGCATTCAGAAAAGCACAGACCAGACGAAAGGCATAAGCATGATCCTCGCCGACCTCTCAAGTTTCCTCGGTAGTCTTTGGTTCGCCCTAGCCGCAGCTGCCATTGCGTTCGGCGCTGGTTGGTATTTAGCCAACAAGAAGGCCGGACGATGATGCGCGTCGTCATCTACGCCCTCTGCATTATCATCGTAGCGTGAGCGCGATACTTGCCGCTTCGTGTTGCTGCGATCCCGGCGTGTTGTGGTACGCCCTGAAATGCCCTGAGTTCTTTGACGAGTACTGCTGCCCGCCAGACTGCGAGGCAGCGCCTGATCGCATTGAATTCTGCCTCGGGTACTTGATTTCAATTGGCGTTCCGGACCCGCCAGACATTGCGACGAAGTGCTACTACATCAAGTACGACTGCTGCATCTACATCCTGACAGGCGTGGAGGCGCTGCCTTGCCCAAATCCGCTATCGACCAACCCGGTCAATGTGGGGACGTTGTACAAGGTGCAGAACCGCGTCCTTGGTCCGAACCCGTGTTGCTATGCGGAGCCAGCCGTGCAAGGCAACCCCGGCGGCATTGCGTCCATTACCATCCCCGAGTACGGACCAGCGATAGCAAACAACCCGCTACTGCCTTGCGAGGAGTTGGTAGCCGAGTGCTACGACTTCAAGGATCAAGCCGGGACGGTCAAAGGCAAGGGCGTCACTATTGCGAGCGTGGCAAACACTTGCATTGAGACGATTGGGGTGGATTGGTCTGTCCGATGCGATCACGGACCGCCAAAGGAGATTCAAACCCTCAGCGTAGGGATGTCGCAGGAGATGAGTTTCTGCACCATCCGCGATCCGGTCACCCCAGCGAGCTGCCCGAATCAGGTAACCCAAAACTACATCCAGTACATGGATTGCCCCGACTGCGAGCCGGAGGGTGATTGCTGCGGCAATACCCCAATTTGCGACGACCTGCCAACGTACTGCGATAGTTTTGAGGATCGCTTTGAGACGTATGACGTTCGAACGTGCTACTCCCTTGGCTCGGCTGGGTGCGCCGACCATGTCGAGGACATTATGACCATCGTCTTCCCTGCGTGCTTTGCGCCGGGGATTGACCCGAACGCCCCCGGCGCACAGGCTGCGCTTGAGGCTTTGTTCCTCGGGCCGACCGGGATTGTCCACATCGACCAAGAGAACACGGTGGCAACGGGCTGGGGGACGCTTGGCGCGCCCAAGCTCAGCGTCTGCGGTCTTGACGTGGTGATCTTCTCCGGCAACGCCGCACACGTCGCGCAGCGCATCAACAACCGTATCGGCGCGCTGGTGACGGCTTCGGGTATCCCGCCTTGGTCGGCTTACTTCTGGTTTGGTAATCGCCAGTCGTGCGTTCTATGTGATTGGCAGACCCCAAACGACCGCCCCGGATTCTCCGCTGGCGACGTTTTGACGGTTGACCGCGTGGCGTTCACGAACGGAAATCAAGACATTACGGTCACGCTCGTTGGTACTGCCATCCGCTACTACGCGTGCGCGACGCAGACCTTGCTCGTTGATTACCCGTGGAGGATGACCAGCGAGAACACTTGCAACGCGGCTATCTCCGCGCTGACCGATTCGCAGCCGTTCGTCATTCAATGCCTGTCGTTCCCCGAATATTCCTTCGGCGAGCGCTACCAAATGAAGCGCATACAGGAGTACGCGACCCCGGATATCCCGATCTGTGTGGACATCGGTTTATATCAAGACGCCAAAAACTGCGAAGCGCGAAACGGCTGGCCGCTTGAGGACATCACGGTCGTCATCGGTGGCGAGACGATTGTCCTTGTGTACGGCTGGGAGTCGCTCTGCCCCTCAATGCCAGACCCGCGCACGGGGTGCTACGCCTATCCATTCACCTACGAGCCTGCGCCGTGCTGCCCGGAGGGCGAAGACTGCACGCAGTGGAACATCGACTACCCGCTCCCGCAACCGTGTTTCCACTCGTTCCAGTCGCCGCGCATCTATTGCAAGTCGGACGGAACAGTCATAGGCTTATCCTCATGACGCTCGGGACCCTCAATATCTCCGGCATATCCCTGCCCATTGCGGACTGCAAATCGTGGCGCGTCGCTGGTACTGCCCCGGTCTGCCTGCTCGGGTTGGATACGGCGCAATGCGATACCTGCGGCTCCCGCGTCAGCCGTGAGGGGAACATCATCGACCCGCCCTTGTTTGCCGGAATGAAGTCGCCCCCGCCAGCGGCTGAGATCGTTGCCCCTACGCGACCTGCGCGCGAGCCGCGCCTGCGCGGGATGGGTGACGTAGTGCAGGCCATGACGAAGGCGGTCGGCATCAGGACCTGCGGAGGGTGCGCGAAGCGGCGCGAAGCGCTCAATCGCATGATCCCATTTGGGCAAAAAGAAACCTCGCCGCCACCCGAAGGCAACGGCGAGGGAGAGGCAAAGTAGTAGGTCAGCGGATGCGGAGGCTTGTCCCGCGAGGGAGCAAGCGGCATCCGGGGATCTCGCCGCCAGCCTCAAGGACGATCCGGATCGCTTCCTTGTTTGGCTCGGTGACAACCCTGACGAGCGGTACTTCAAGACCCTTGACGGCATCGTCGTCAATCTGAAGCGACTGCTTACCACCATTCCCAGCAACCGACAACTTGAACCGAGGCGTTTCGATCTTGATCCGCCCGGTCGTCTCCATTGCCGCCTTCAGCCCCTCCTTGAGGCGTAGGGCAAGAGCATCGTCAGCCGCCGCGAGCGCACGGATTCGAGAGGCTTCCTTGCCCCTCGACTCCGCTCGCATCTCTAGCTCACGAATGAATCCCGCGTAGGACTCGGCCTTGGTGTCGAGGGCGACATCTAGACCCGTGAGATGCTCGTCGAGCGCGGCCTGCGCCTCGGGCGAGTCGATGCCACCGTCCAAGACGGCATCGAGAATGGACTGCATTTCGGATGTGATTTGATAGAGCGACATTAGAAGGGAACCTCCTGCTTAGACGCGGTCACCTGCATGATCTGGAGCGTGTCACCGACGCGTTCAACCTGCAACTGCATACAGTCGTTGACGTGTTCCTTGGCCATGTCAGCGTACTCCTGCACGGTAGTAGCGACCCATGCCTTGCCATGCTTGCCGTCTACCTGAATAGCGTGAGCCTTGCCGTCACGAACGACTACGCGCAGGATGTCGAATGTCCCCTCGTATACGTCTGGGTACGCGTCAAGCGCCTTGGTTGCCGCCTTGACTTCCGCCACAGGCTCAGGGACGGGCTTGGTTGCCCTAGGAGTGGTCGGTGGCGGTGGAACGGCTGTCCGTGGGTCTTGCGGCTTGAAGGGCTTACGCGGCTCGCTACGCGGTGCGCTTGGGCTAGTCGTTGCGTTGCCGTCGTCATCGTCCTCGCCAACAATGCCCGTGATGGAGGCGAGCGCGTAGCGGCGTAGGTAGGTGATGACCGATCCCAACTGCTGAACCGTAGCGCGGTCAGGCAGGGCAGACATAGCCGTCTCCGCCATCCATTCCCCGCTCGCGTGGAGCAAGGTGGTCGTCACTCCGACCGCACCGCCATCGGTGCTGACCGTCTGCACGGCGCTGATTCCGTGACGGGCAAGCGGCAGGCGGACGGCGTTAATGATCGCGCCAAGGCTGGCGTAGCGGCTCTTAAAATGCGGGTTGACCGCGTCAAGGCTGGGGTTCACGATTTCCAAGTTTGCGGCCGCCAGCGCCTTCGCTAGCTCCCCAATAGTGTCACTTCGTTGCATGATCGTCCTCTCAAGACTGCGCGGCTCGCCGCACTCGACCCCGGCGAAATGCTAGGGCGCGGAAATGGTACTGCCTCATATAGCAAGTGTCAACAGGTGAAAAGCGAAATAGCCGTCATTGACGCGACCCCGTAGCGTTTGGTGGCGCTCAGGGAAACGACCTGCGCGTCATCGTGGTACAGGATTCCGGTCAGGGCATCCAAAACCGCACGGCAGAGCTTATCCACGTCAGGCTTCCCGGGGAAACTTGGAGCGCCAGCGCGGAGTTCGCCTTTGCTTGTGTAGTGGCTCTTCGGGCGAACGAAGACGAAGGCAATCCCTATCCCTACTGGTAGCCGCGTTGGTGCTTCGGTACGCGCTTGACTAGCGGCAAGGGAAACAAGGGCGCGGTAGGGCTTGACCCTCGCGCATGACTCCACGAGCGAAACGCGGCCGCCGCGCACGAAAGCCCTTTTAGAACCTTGGGGCGCGGGAATTCCGGCGACTACGAATTCAAGCACGTTGCGTCCGCTGGCAGAGGAGAAGCGCCTGCCGTGCGCGGTTGACTTCTTTGATCTGGGCGGTGAGCTGCTCGCGCATATAGGTGATCTCGGTTGCGGCTTCTTTGAGCAGGGGGTCGGTGGACTCGCTCGCCATGATGCGGTCAACGATGTCCTCTTCCCAATCCCCTCGCATGGTCAGCCTTCGCCTCGATAAAGGTCGTCTCTCAGCATAATGCGGTGTAGTTCTTGCTTCACCGTGGGGAGGGTATCTTGTTTCGGTTTTTTCCGTGTGAGGAAACGCCACAATCTACAAACAACCCCGCCGAGGGAACGCCCCCCGGCGGGATCGCCTCTAAAACAGTAGTCCTTAGCGCTTCGCACGGCGACTTCCGCGCAGGATGCGGCTCACCGCCGAAACGCTCACGCGGTACTTCCGCGCGATGTCTGATTGCTTTACGCCCTTGCTCTTGTCCTTTCGGATGCCCTGCAAGGTTAGGTCGTCGATCTTGTTCATTCGTCTCCCTTTCCCCGATGAATGCGGTAGCGCTGGTCGGCGCGGATCGAGACGCGGATACGGTCGTTGCCTGACGATCCTTGCACGTTCGCGCAAATGTGCGCGACCTGCTCCCCAGCCTCGTCAAGAATCACAATGTAGTCCGAGTGCTTGCGGAGGGTGATGGTCAAGAAACCACCCTTAGTTTCAACACTAGGAGACATGGGCTACCTTCGTGTTGGGGTTGCATTTGGTGATGAAGTTCACAACGCGGTTCATCAGATCCTCGCGTACCCCGTCCTGCGTGTCGCCTACTTCCCAGAGGCACAAGCTAGAGAACCGCGTCCCCTCGATACCCTCGGGGTTGGTCTGCAAAAGGTAGACCGAAGCCCGCCAGTAGGCGAGTACCGGGTTGCCGTCCGACTCGTCCACTTGGTGCAACATCGGGTCGCCGCCAACGATGACCAAGACCGGGCGGTCAAACTTGCCAGCCAGCCCGCGCTGGACACGATCCTCGCTCAACCAAGCGGGGTAGCCGTCCTTGCGATTCCATTCCACATCGTGCAGCACAGGCCGCGCCCATCGGTTGTCTTCTTCTTCCATTAGTCCTTTACCTTTCGTCCTTTGAGCATTGCATCGGCAAGGCGGTAGGCAACCACCGCTGCTGAGTTCATATCGTCCCAATGCCATATATCATCCTCTTGCTGCTTCGCCCAAAACTCGGTCGTATAAAACACAACCCGAAGCATTTCAACGGCCATGCGGTCGCGCTCTTCCATTACTTTGTCTCCTTGTAGCAATCCCAGCCGCGTCTTGCGGCTTCTGCCATTGCCGCTGTTCGGTCAATGCTCACGACATCCTTTTTGTAAGTTCCGCTGACATAAGTGCAGGCGATTCGCCTCGCCTCGTCGCGCTCGGCGGTGAGTGTGTCCACTTGTTTCGTCAGGTAGTCAATCTCGTTGCACAATGTCGCTATGTCTCTCAGGTCGCTCATGTCGTTTCCTTTGTAGGTAATGCGCCAACGCTTGTCATGCCCGCCAGCGCGGCCATCACCAGCCCGCGTGATCGAATTACTTGGTCGAAGGTGTAGCCGTTCTTGTGTCCCTCTGGCAGCGGAAGCACACGGTCAACCGCATCCGCCCAAACTTGCATCCGTCTTGTTGATGGGTCAGCCGCAGCAAACTCGGCTTTTTTCAATTCGTAATCGGCTTCAAAGCCATCAACGTGTTTAAGGGCTTTTGCTATTTCGGCCTTGTGTTCTTGTTCTGCAAGCTGCAACCGCTCCCGCTCGGGCTGAACACGTGCAACAAGCCATTCAAGGGCGATGTCAACCATTTGCTTGAATGCCGGATGCCTCGCAATAGCCTCGCGTGTGCTAATAATTTCGCTTCGCAGTTTGGCTCGTACTTCGCCAGTTTCTGCTTTAACCTGAATGCCAGCAAGCGATTCCGTAATTGCGTTGTCTAGCAGTCTGATTAGTTCGGTGTTGATGCAGTCTTTCATTCGTACAGCTCCGGCGGTCGCGCCTCAAGGTACTCCCGCGTGTGACGCGAGAAGGTGCTGTTAATGACGACAGCCATAGGGAAGTCTGACGGGACGCGCTGGTCGTGGTCAAGGACTTGCCCGTCAAGGCTCACGGTCAGGATCTTCCAGTCAAGCAAGCGCCATGCTGGTCGGTCACCCATCTCCGCGCAACCGCCGTCAACCTGATATCGACCTTCTAGAAGGACGGTCACGGAGTGCGACATGAGGTACTCGGCAACGACTTCGGGAATGCCCATCAACTGACTAGCATCAATTTCGTACTCGACTTCGCGCTTGCGGATCTTCTTGGTGTCTAGCATCGGTATTTCCTTTCGGTAGGGGTGGGGAAGAGACTGTCGGGGATAGAAGAGATGACCGCGCAGAACACGCGCTGCGCCTTGCCAGCGCGACCAAGTCGCGTAGCGCCAGTCGGGGCAATCAGCCCTGCCGCGTGCAGCTCGCTGACGCGCCTTCGCGCTCCCGCGTGTAGGTGGGCTTTCGCCTCTGCCTCGTCCGAGGTCAGTCCATACTCGCCCGCCGCCTTGAAGGCGGCAAGGAGCGCGGCTTGAAGCCCTGCGAGTTTGGGAGCCATGTCATCGGCGGCCGCGTGGCTAGTAGCGGGGTCGGTGCGGCGGGCGGTCACAGTTCTACTTTCGTGAATTGATGGCAATTTAAGAAAGCATCATTAGCCGCAGACCAACAATCAACATACTCGTCAAAAGCAGCAGCGTTATCAAGGTCAACGGTTTGAAAGCTTTCACGAGAACGAATCAATTCAATACTGACGCCGTCTTTGATTTGAAGGGCGGCGGTAAGTAAAATATCTTCGTAAGCATTTTTAATGCGGTCATTGATTAAGCCTTCAAGAAGCGTCATTTTTATCTTGGTACTCACGGTGCAGTCCTCTCAAACTGGGTGCGTTGCAACAGTATCGGCTGTCGCATCCCGCCCCCTTCAAAGAAGGGGACAGGTGCGCGGTCGATTAGTCGCTGTCTTTGGAGATGTCAATGGTCACCATCTTGCCACTCAGAACCAAGACATCATCGTCTTTAGGTTCGTTGGTGTACTTCTTCACTTCGCCCGTGCGGTCAACCGCAAACACTATTCCTTCCGGATTGACGTTTAAAGACAGGTGAACAAGGGTGTAGGCCTCGGAATCCAGCGCAGACTCCTGCAATTCAAACGCAAGCGTCTTTGCCTCTTCAAAAGTCTTGGCGGTTGTCTGTCGCCAAATTCCACGGCTGCGGTGCGTTGTTACGGTGTACATGGTCAGTCCTCTCGTACTGGGTGCGTTGCGTCGGTATCGGCCGTCGCATCCTTCCCCCTCTCAGGGGTCGGTGCGCGGTCGATCACATCATGTGATAATTTGCGACGTGTGCCGCCTGTCCCGGCCAACGCACATACCAGACGTTTGCGACACGGTAGATAGTGCGTGCATTAGCAACCGGAACGAACACGGCGAAGTCGCCCGCAGGCTCAGGATATACCCAGCCGTGCTTTGTGATCTTGGCGGTGACGCATGGCAGGGCTGAAAGAATTTCTTGCGATGGGACGGTGGTGGTTGCGGTGGTCATTGGTCAGTCCTCTCAAACTGGGTGCGTTTGTCAGAGGCACGCGCCTTTGACTCACACAATGTACTACACGGTATATCGGCGCGCAAGGGGTAGTACATGAGTTTGTTGACAGATTTATGCATAATTGCAGATTCCTAGCCCGAAACCCGTATCAAATAAATTGACACCGCGCCCGATTATGATGCCGCTTGGTGTGCCAGCCGCGCTGGTGGTCGGCTGGCGCGGTTGGTACGCCTAAAAACAAACGCGGCTCGGGACTTTCGTCGACCGAGCCGCGCTTCCGGGGGTGAGGTAAGGAGCGGTCAAGACCGCCCCGCCACATGGTGGCAGGTTTATGGTATCATGTTTCCAGCGACTCCCAACGTGGGGATAGCGGAGCGAGTGCAAACGCTCAACATCTCGACAACTGTAGGCGGGGCGGGTCAGCCCGCACTCGCTCCCCGCCCTGCCTACGGCTATCGCAAGGAAGCAAATGTCTACACCGTGGTTCCCGCTTTACCCGACTGACTTCTTGGTCAGCACCGCAACGATGACCCCCATCCAAGGCTGGTCGTACACGCAGCTCCTCATGTACGCGTGGACGAACGGGGGCATCCCAGACGACCGCGAAGCCTGCTCAATCCTGACCCGCTGCCCACTCTCTGAGCGCGACTGGGCAATCATCCGGGCAAGGTTTGAGCCTATGGCTGAGCCATTGGCTAAGCCAATGGCTAGCCTTGTGAACCCGCGCATGGAACGCGAACGCGTCAAGGTGGCGGAACGGCACAACGAACGAAGTGAATCCGGAAAGCGCGGAGCCGATGCCCGTTGGAGTGGCAAGAATGGCTCCGCCAATGGCTCAGGTAATGGCTCAGCCATTGGCTCAGCCAATGGCGAACCGATGGCAACCACAACCACAACCACAACCACAGATATTAAAACCCCCGTTACCCCCTTTGGGAAAGGGGGTCGTCGCCTTCGGCGGGCGGAGATTAAGGCTGCTCAAGAAGCCGATCCGAATTGGGTTCCGTTCTGAAACCATCAACCAAGGAGACAACGATGCAACAACCAACGACATGGTCGGACAACAAAATCTACCTCTGCAAACTGTGGCCGAAGTACAAGCCCACCCCGGAAGAAGGCAACCTCCTGAACGAACGCTGGGGGCAACTGAAGCAGGACATCTTGCGCGAGTGCATTAAGCAACACCGCTTCGAGCGCGATAGCCGTCCCGACCTCTCCGCCATTCACAAGGCGTACTGCAAGATCACCGCCACCGCGCACACGGCAGGGGTAGCCAGTACGGAAATCGAGGACACCCGCGCCCAGACCTGCATCCCACCAAGCGCGAGCGAGCTCGCAGATTGGGACACATGGGCAGCAAAGATCCTCGAAACCGTCACGGATGAGGAGATCGAAGCCGTGCGCGAAACCATGACCTATGTCCCTACGACCAGCCGAGTGCTAGCCGTGGCGGTCGAACACGTTCGCTTACAGGGCGGCAGGCTTGCCCGTAGGGGCGCTCGGTAATGATTTTGGCATCTCTGCCCGTCCAAGCCCAAGGGACGCGGCAGGGGGCATTCTAGAGCCTTGGGATAAATCAGGATAATTGAGGATAAATATGAACTACGCCAGTAAGCCAATGAAGAAGAAACTCGACCAACTCGCTCTCTACCTCGCGCACGAGGGTTTTACGGTCGGACGCACCGCGACCGGGATGGTCGCCGTCGATGACGACGGCATCGTCATTCAGGTCAGCCCCTTCCGCACCAGCGCACAAGTTCGCCACACCATTCACGGCCGCTTCCGCGAGGAGTACGTCAAAAAACTCCCTACCACCGACTGGTTCACTACCCGCATCCCAGTCCTGATGAAGTGGGCGAAAGACCCCTTCAGCAAGGAAATGCCGCGCTTCGTCTCCGTCTCGCGCAGACCTGTTCCCTCGCAGGTCAAGCTGTGAATGCTATACTCGACCGTATGAACGACTACGATGAATTTAAGTCTGCCATCCGTACCGCGCTGGAGGCGCGAGGAAGTACGCGAGGGGAACTTGCCCTGCGCATGGAAGCCGAAGGCATCCTCCGCGCCCATACCGTCCGCTGCCTCCTTGGGACGCCGGGGACACGGAACGGACGCAGGAAGCCCGCATTTGACTCCGCGCTCGCAATCGCGCACGCTGCCGGATTTGACTTGATTCTGCGAAAGCGAAAGGTACGATCATGACAGAAGACGCACCCCTCGATAGGGGGAAGGGGGATGTCCGCGATCTCGTCTCACGCCGCGACAAGACCCTGCACCTCTCTTGCCTTGAGCGAGCCGTCTACGGCGGTTGGGATATCCCGGCAGAGGCAGCGAAGGCTGCCCCAGCCTTCTTGCAGGACGTGATGAATGACCTGAACATGGATACCCGCACCCGTGTCCGAGCCGTGGAAGTCCTTGCGTCCCTGTCCCGCGACCGCGTAGACGCGACCGTGCAGCTCGACCGCATCCTGCGCCTTGACGCTGGGACGGCAACCGACCGCGTGGAAGTGATCCACGACCTTGGAGATCAAGCCCTTGACGCAGTCGCTCAAAGCCTCAACCAGATCCAACCAGCCCCCAAGTGCCTTCCAAAGCCAAAGCGAAAACCAAAGCGCAAAGCCTGACCCCGGAGCAGGCGGTCGCCGCAGCGCGGGAGAACCCGGTTGCCTTCTTAGCCTTGTGCCTCGGCAAGCCCGCCTCCGACCTTCAGCGCACGCTGATCGCGCACGCCTTGAAACACCACAGTTGGTATTCAGAACTACCACGTGGGCACGCGAAAACCAGCAGTCTGGTTTACCTTGCAGCGTGGTGGCTTGGTCGCCGCCCAGCGACACGCTTTAAGCTGATTGGGCAGAACGACGAGGCGGCAAACGCCACATCCCGCTTCCTGCGCGACATCATCCGCAGCCCCATCTACCGCGCCACCTTCCCGCACGTTGAACTCAAGCCCGGGGAAGACACCGTCATGGCGTGGTCAATCACCGCGCCCGGGGTAGGGGCAAGGCGTGACCCATCCGTGCAAGCCTCCGGCATCTTCGGCAGAACGGGCGGACGCGCCGATGTCCTTTGGCCGGATGACATTTGCGACTTACGCAACGCCGTCCTCCAACCGACCCTCCGCGCACAGGTCAAGGAAGCCATGAACAACATTTGGCTCCCCATGCTTGACCCGTCCGCAAAGCACCCCGCCCGCATCTGGCGCACGGCGACCCCCTTCCACACGGACGACATAACGGCAGACTGGCGCAGGGAATGCGAACGCGCTGGCACGCTCTTACGCCAGCCTTGCCGGGGACTGATTAGCCCGTGGCCGAGCGTCTTTACCCCCGAGATCCTTGAGCAGAAGCGCCGCGAGATGGGGCCGATGGCATACGCCAGAGCCTACGAACTCGTACCGCTGTCCTCCGACCTCCTGATCTTTAGGCCTGAATGGACGCGCTACTACCGCTCCGGGACAGTCCCACTCGGTACGCGCACGGTCGCCGCTATTGACTGGGGATACGGAAAGAAGCGCCAAGAGCGCGACGACCCCGACTACTCGGTCTGCATCGTTGGGGAGGTTGACCAAGCCCGCAACCTGTACCTCACCGACATCCTCCGCGTCCGCGAGTCCTTCCCCGACTTTGCCCGCATGGCGAAAGACCTCGTGGAGCGCCGTGGCGTAGGCATGGTGCTGGCGGAAGCGAACGGGCCGCAGAAGGGCGTATTCGACCAGTTCCGCGCCGACTGCCACCAGCCCGTAGTTGCCGTCACCCGCACCGCCGACAAGCATTTACGCGCCGCCGCTGCCCAGCCGTTCGTTGAGCAGGGGAAGCTCCTGTTCCCGCAGAACCATGACGGGCAAGTTCACGCCGATTTCCGCTCGACCCTTGACGAAATGCTCGCCTTCCCCGCTGGTAGCCATGACGATACGGTCGATTGCGTTGTTGACCTCTGCACGGCAGCGTCAAGCGGAACGGTGGTGACCTCGGGCGGCGCGGTCACGGTGGCGACCGACACAAGCAGGATGTTTGATTCTCGCGCAGTCAAGCGCAGAATGTTCGGTTGAATCGCTACGATGCGTTCCATGTGCCGAAACGACATCGAACGCCGTCTTGGATTTGCAGCCGCATGGCGTGGCGCACCGGAGCCGCAGTATTACGCGGGTCTAAGCAAACTCGGCGCAAACGACCGGAAGCGGGTAAGCGGGACAGAATTCCGCAAGCTCTTCCCAGACGCACAGGTCGGATGGAGTTACGACTTCAACAAATTGCGACCCATCAATGACGACCGACTCTACTGGGTTGGATTCGTTAGCGGCACACCGCGAGAGATCACGCGTTTCGTCATGTACACACCAACCAACAAGCCAACGACCTGCGGCGCAAAGTGCAGGAACGCGGCTGGGCCTGCTTGCGACTGTAGTTGCAAAGGCGAGAATCACGGCAAGAACAAAGGAACCACATGAGCAAGCAAGACATCGAGAAGCGTTTGGGATTCGCGGCGCAAGGCGTGAAGGCGGAAATGGCTTCCATCCCCGGCATTACTGACTTGCCATATGAAGCCAACCCGCAAGGAACGCATCGGTACAAGGTTGGCGACCAAGTCAAAGACAAGCGCCATCCGTCATTTCAAGGAACGATCAAGCGGCTCATGCGTGATAAATATGGGTATCCCTCTTACGTTGTTTATACTCAAGGAGGAGGCCCGCAAGACGCTCAGGATTCTGATTTAGTTCTTGCTTCCCGACCCGGCGCGAAAATAAAATTTAGCGCACAGTTTGAGGTTGGTCGTGTTTATGAACATAGTTTCATTGGCGATTACGATGCCATTGTTCAATGGAAGGTTTTGTCTCGTACAGCAAGCACCTTGACAATCAAGAAGGTTGGCGAAGGAAACCGCAATTCCGCCACTACGCCTACAAGGGGCGAAGAAAAGCGCGTCAAGATCAATTCGGATGCTCAAGGCGAATTTGTTTATCCAATGGGCAAATTTAGCATGGCTCCAATTCTTCGTGCAAGCAAAACCACCGCCTCCCGCCCCGGCGTGAAAACATCGTTCAGCAACGGAGCGACAACTAACGCCTTCTTGTCCAAGATTGACGCGGCAACGCGCAATAAAATTCTAACCAGCATCGCCAAGCACTACGGAATCAGCGCATCGCAAGCAATGGCCGAAGTCACCGATGCCGATGCGGAAAGTCTGCTGGATTACATGACAGAGCCAGAGCGTTCTGCTACGTCCGTTCTGTTAAAGCGACATGGCTTCTCCCGCGCTGGCGCGAAGGCGGCTATGGCTAAGCCATTGCGAAAGGCAGAGCCATATGAAGCGTTGTATTACAAGTGGTTTAATGGAATCCAAGTAAGCATCATGGACATGACAAAGATCAAAAATGACATCAATGCAATTATTGCAAGTGGTGCTAATCCTGATGTCGAGATGCCAAAGCTTGTGAAAAAGTATGCCTCCTCTGGTTTCTCTCGCCTTGGCGCGAAGGCGAATTTTGCAGCCGATGCCCGCGAAGTTGGAAACGAAATCCTGCGGCAACTTGGCGGCGGTCGCTTCATGTCGATGGTCGGAGGCAAGAACGCCATGTACGGGATGTTCGGCGGTAAGCCCGGTTTACAAGTGAGCATCGGCAAGGGCGCGGAAGGCGGCATCAACCGAGTCATCATCACGCTTGACCCGGCAACCGACACCTACCGCATGGAGTTTTGGAAGATTGCAAAGGGCGGGATGTCCACGCAGAAAGTGTCGGAGGCGAGCATGGTGTACGCCGATGACCTTCAGCGCGTGTTTACCAACCGAACGAAGTTCTACACCTCTATGTCCCGTCCCGGCGTGAAGGCGAAGTTTGCTACGGAAGTCGGTCGCAAGGGCAACAAGTCCGCGATGATTTCCCGCGACGCAACGGGAACTTGGTACGCATACGTTGTGCAGCGCATCGAAACGGGCATCGGCAAGGACGAAGATATGCTCGGCACGATGCGGGCGTACTCAACGGAAGATCGCGCAAAGCGTGCCGCAATCAAGGCGCTTGATACGAGCGGCTTCTCCCGCCCCGGCGTGAAGGCGAAGGCGTGAGCCAGCGCAAGGACATCATGCGCCGACTGGGCATCTTCGCCATGCCAACAAGCAAGCGCAAGCTGACCATCGACCAAGCTGAAGCAGCGCTCAAGCGCCTTGGGTATACGCTTGACTTCCGCAGCGGGCAGACCAACCCGCCAGCCTTTGCTACGTCCTACGAAGTGAAACAGCCAAACGGCGTTGTCAAGCGCATGACGGTAGACCAAATCAAAGCCCTTGCATACGAGAAATCCTGATGCCCGACCCGATCAACAACCCGCTCTCGCAACGTCAGTCGATCCCCGGCGCAGGATTGCCACCAACCAAGCGACCGCGCAAGCCGCTGCCGCCTCCGATTGATCGTGGACTGACCGGGCCGCTCGCCATGCCCGTGGAAGTGCAGCGGACGTTCTTCCGAACCGCCAGCCTGATGCTGCGGAACTCTAGCCTTGCCTACCGCCTTGACCCGAACTATCAGGCGATGATGCGGGCAGACGCGGACATTGAGGGCGTGCTGCGCTCCCTGCTTGTGACCCTTGCCGGGTTGGAGTGGAACGTCCTTTCCGACGACGAATCAGACCCGCGCCTCGTCAAGCTCGCCGAGCGCATTGCCGAGATCATCGGCGCAGCCCCGCGCCGTAGCGATATGTTCCGCTCCCTGCACGAAGCCGTCTGGTACGGGTGCAGCGCCGTCAACGTGGTCTACGACCGCGACCCGCGCCTTGGGGTACGCATCCGCGAATGGCTTCCGCTCGCCTCCGATACCCTCGCCTTTGACCAGACCGGGAACGTGGCGATGCGCGTTGGTAGCGCCTACATCAACGAGGCCTCCGTCACCGACCTCGGCTTTGACTCGCTCGTCCACCTGTTCGACGACAACGAACGCCGCGCCATTGTCCTGCACCGCGTCTTCACCACCGCGCCAAACTTCATCGACCCGAACAGCGCCGAGACGGTTTACCGTGGCGTAGGTGCGCGTGATGTCTGTTGGTACATCTGGCTCTTGAAGCAGGAAGTCCTACAGAACGCCGCCGCTTATGTGGAGCGGTACGCCCTCGGCATCCGCGTTGGGTACTACCCAGCAGGAAACGATGCCGCCAAGAGCGAGATGATGACCATCTTGCAGAACTTGGTCAATGACAACTCGGTCGTCTTGCCGCGCATTTCGCCGACCGAGTCCATGTACGACATCGACATCAAGGACGCGAACGGTGGCCGCGCTCAGATCTTCATGGAGTTGGTGAACTGGCTCTCGGGCAAACTCAAGGAAGCAATCCTCGGTCAGTCGCTCTCTAGCGAGGCTGGCGGGACGGGTATGGGGTCAGGGGTCGCAGACCTCCACGCCGATACCCTTTCCCGCGTCATCCGCTATCACGCGGATTGCCTCGCGGAGAGCCTGACCACCGACCTCGTCCGCATCATTGCCGGGATGCTCGGAGCCTCCGAAGAGGATGCCCGCCGCATTCGGTTCGTCTTCGCCCCTGAGCGCCCGAACCCGAAGGAGCGGCTAGAAGCAATTCAGACGTTCATCCAAATGGGTGGCCGCGTCAGCGAGCGCGAAGTCCGCGACCTCCTCGGTCTGTCCGACCCAGAAGACGGGGAATCCGTCCTCGGCGGTCAAGCCGCAGGCAGCGCGGGCGCATCGTCAAACCCGCTCTCAGCCATGCTCGGGCAGGGCAACGAGAGCGAGGGCGACGAGCCAGCCCCTGAAGCGCCGAAGGTAGCCGCCGTCCGCAAGCGCAAGCGATGACCAAAGCCGAACTAGACAAGCACCTCCGCAAGGTTCTGCGCCAGTCGCAGCAGGCGTACCGCAGGGCGGTCGCGGCTCAGGTCAGGGGCGAAGATGCCCTCGCGGCGTGGGCGGAGTTCCACGAGGCAACGGCGGCGCTCCTGATGGCATCGTGGCTCTTCGGAGCGCGTGACACGGTGGATACCGCCAAGATCCCAGACGGGGCTATCGAAGGAATGCTCGACGATGGGGACGCGGTCAAGTTCGACCGAGACGTGCCGATCTCCCTTGAGGGCTTCGGGACGAAGTGGATGGCTCCGATCACGGGCTGGTTCAGGAAGCGCGTCCCGATTTCCCGCGCCGACTGGGAGCTGCTCATCAAGGCAGCAGCCGCCAGCGCTGGGGACGTGACCGATCACGAGCGCGAAAACGCCCTTCCTGACCTCCGCAAGCAGTCCCCGATACTCGATTCGTTGTTACGCGGTGTTACACGGGGGCCGCAAGGCGCTATCTCCCGGGTGAAGCGGATCGTCGATACCACCTTCTTCGTCACCGCCATGCCTGTCGCACAGGCGCGGATGGTGCAGGAACTGATCGCGCAGGTCATCGAGGAGCGCCCCACCAAGAGCGTGGTCGGCAAGCTCATCAAGACCATGAACCTCGGCGACTTCGTAACGACCGCCCAACTGATGACCGGGACAGGGCTAACGTCCTCCCGCCTTGAAACCGTCCTGCGGACGAACACCAACCGCGCCATGACCGAGGGCAGCGCCGAAGTCCTACGGGATGAGCGGGTGCAGGCGTTCGTCCCGCTGGTGCAATTCAGCGCCACCAAGGACAATCGGACGCGCCCAACACACCGCGCCTTTGACGGCTATGTGAACACAATGGCAGAGTTTGACCGCCTCGGAATCTCACCCCCATTGGGCTTCGCGTGTCGTTGCAGCCTGATTCCCGTCCCCGCCGCCGAGGCGTTGCGCGAGCGTTGGACACGCCCGAACGGGACGATAGACCCAGCCGCTATTGCCAAGCACAACGGAGCGCGTCAACGCCTAGTGGACACGCGCCAAGTTCCTGACCCCGGTTTCGTAAACGCATAAATAAATCGCAAGGGAGATCGCTACGATGCACGACATGAGCAACACACGCAAGGAAATCGCCGCCCGTCTTGGATTTGCTGCTGGCA